AAGAGCAAACAGAAGAAAAGCAAAAATAAGGAGCAAAAGATGGAAATAAAAACATTTACGGACGTAGACAGCGCGCTAAAGCGCATTTGTGAGCTTGAGGTGGCGCTTGCGGACATAAACGGCGAGATAACCCTAAAGTGCAACGAGATAAAAGACTCAAGAAAGGCGCAAGTAGAAAAGCTCGATAACGAGAAAAAATATATCGAGAGTCAAATAACGGCGTTTTGCGAGGAAAACAAGGCCGAATTCGCAGAAAAGCGCAGCAAAGAATTTACCTTCGGAAAGATAGGCTACAAGCTAAGCAAAAGCGTATCCTTGCCGCGCATAAAAGAGAAAGTAGAAAAGCTCATAAAGGCTCTAAAAAGCTATAAGCTCGAGGAGTGCATCACGTACGAAGAGACTATAAACAAAGACGCTATCGTGGAGCTAGGAGATGCTGAGCTCGTTAAATTAGGTCTTAAACGCGTCGTAAAGGATAACTTCCGTATAGAAACCAAGATAGAGAATTTGCAAAGCGCAAACGTCTAAATTTAAAGGGCTTTAAGCCCTTTAAAGAGCGTTTTAAACACACTTTAACGCTCTTTAAAAGGTTTAAATTTAAGGAAAATAGTTGAGAATTCTAAATTTATTCGCAGGGCTCGGCGGAAACCGAAGACTATGGAACGACGTAGCAGACGTAAGCGTAACGGCCGTCGAGCTTGACGAAGCCGTAGCGCGCGCTTACGCTTTTCGTTACCCGAACGATAAGATAATTATCGCCGATGCGTACGATTACGCGGCAAAGCATTACGACGAGTTTGACTTTATCTGGGCTTCGCCGCCGTGTCAAACTCATTCAAAACTAAATTTCGGCAACGTTAGATGGAAAAATTCAAGAAAATTGCCCGATTTTAACCTCTACTCTTTGATAACCTATCTTCAAAAAAGATGTCAAACAAAGTGGGTAGTCGAAAACGTGATACCCTTTTATACGCCGCTCATAGCTCCTAATGTCTTGCTCGGCAGGCACTATTTTTGGTGCAATTTTCATATCCCTAAAAAAGATTTTAAACCTAAGGTAGCCATAGCGGACGTTAAGCTTGGCGATTTTAAAGACTTTGATATAACGGCCTTTAAGGATATAAAAAATAAGCGTCAAATATTGCGAAACGAAGTCGATTACGAGCTTGGGAAATATGTTTTTGAGTGCGCACGGAGCGATAAATGCACGAAACTATGACCGAACTAAACAAAAGAAAGCTGATAAACGATATGGCCAAATTCGCCCTAAACGGGCTAATAAGCGAGAAGATATTTAAATACGCCGCGATTAAAGGGATAAATTTGCATTTTACGTTTAGCCACCCCGCCGCAAAACAGACCTTTGAGATGAACAGAGAGAATATAAAAGCAAAGCTAAGGGAGTTTTGGGCCGATAACCTTGTCGCGATTAAAGAAGCGGGCATAATCTTTCGTGACATCAGCTGCGAAGTCGTATACCGCCTGCCGCGCGATACGCAAGCTATGCAAGAAGAAAAGAAGCCATACGAGGAGCTAAGCAACGGCAGCTTTGAGAACCGCGCTAAAGATCCATCTATAAGACTAGGCTTTGAGCGTATAAGAAAAGCGATACTAGCCGATCTGGAAAACGGCAAGAGCGTGTATGCCGGAGACGCGATATGAAATACCACAGGTTTTATAAGAGCGCCGCGCAAGTACTAAGTAGCCTAGACGTCCACGTGGACGAAGCCGTCGAATACTACGACGGCCGCGAAGTATTTAGATCTTTGGCGCAATGCCGCAAAGCCGCATGGCAGACCGAGGAAGCGGCTAGAGCCGATCTTCTAGCCGAGTTGCTCAACAAAACCGACGAGCATAGGTTTAGGCAAATTTTAGACGGACTAAGCGACGAAAAGTTTAAGATAGCAAAGATTTATTTTTGCGGCGAGGAGTAAAAAATGAGGGAGATTGAATATAGGGTTTGGGACGAAATCGAAAGAGAGATGTATATCGTAGAAGAGATAAATTTTCCTTTTAAAACGGCAACGGTCATAAAGAGAAAAAACGAAAGGGCGCTTAGGGTATATTTTCATACTCGCGAAGTTAAGCTTATGCAATACATCGGCTCAAAAGATAGAAACGGCGTAAAAATTTACGAGGACGACGTCATCCGTCATCATAGCAACAAAGATAAAACCGACTATATAATCAAGTGGCACGACGCAAGCTTTGGTTTTATCGCAAGGCCAATAAAAGAGAAGCCGGGGCGTCCGCACCTAAATCAAGCCACGATGCTTAGCTATGAGATTGTCGGCAATATCTACAAAAACCCGGAACTTTTAAGAGGGGAGTAAAAATGACCAAAAACCAAGACGTCTATAGAAAACAGCTGCTTTATAGGATACATACCAACTCCTTGCACAAGGAAATAAAGCGTAATCACGCGTGGCAAGACTGGTTAAGGCTGCGTTTCGGCGTCGAAAGCTCAAAGGATCTTAGTATCGGCGAGCTAAATTTGGCGCTTGATATACTGCTTGGCAATGTGCCCGATAGGCTTGATTTTAAGCCCGATACCTTGGGGCGAAATTTGGTTGCAAACGCGCGCATAGACGCAAACAAATCAAGCAAAAAACAAAGCGGCGAGGCGGATAAAAAGATAAGCCGCAAGCAGTTTAATCTCATCGCGGCCAAGGCTGCCGAGCTAAACATGGACGAGTTTTCTTTGATGAAATTTATAGCTAAGCAAACGCGCGTACTCGTGCCTAAAATAGATCTTTTGCCAAAGATAAGACAAGAGGACGCCACAAAGATAATCACCGGGCTTGAAAAGATAATTAAATTTAAGAAAGATAAAGAGGCTAGGCGGTGATATGTCCTAAATGCGCCTTTGAAAAAACAAAGGTGATCAGCACCATAAAAAGCACCGTAAACGAGAGGTGGCGAAAGTGCCCGCAGTGCGGAGCCACGTTCGTGACGGTGGAGATAGTAAAAATAGACGACGACTTAAAGAAATACGTAAAAGAAATTTTAAAGGAAGACGATGAGCGGAAATAGATTCGATTTTTTAAACGCTCCTAGTATCGACGAGCTTTGCGCTCTTGAAGATAGGCAAATTTTACTCCCCGGCTTTTTGCTAGAAAAAAGCATAAACATAGTTTGGGGCAGAAGCGGACTAGGCAAGACGTGGCTATGTTTCGCGCTAGCCAAGCATCTATCTAAAATGGGTTTTGAGAGCGTATACCTCGACGCCGATAACGGAGCCCAGCTCATAAAAGATAGGGGCTACGACCGCGTTATAAAGGAGCTTGACGGGTCTATGACCTACGTAAACGCCGATCTTATGGACGATGCCAAAAGCGGGATGAGCGATATTTTTAAATCCATCGAGGATAATGCGAAAAAAGGCTACGATAAAGCCCTCTTTATCCTGGATAGTCTCTCTTTTTTTCTGGGTGAAGACGTATACGACGAAGCTAAGATTCATAAACTCATAACCTTTTGCAAGCGCATAAGAAGAGCCGGCGGCACGCTCATCGTTATAGCTCACGCCACCAAGGCCGGCGGCAACATAAGAGGCAGCGGTTCGCTCATAAATAGCGTGGATGAAGTGTGGGAGGCTACGACTATGCCCTCAAAGCAAGGCGAGTTAAATTTTATCCTAGAGCCTTATAAACGCCGTTTAAACGTCGAAAAATCGGCGTTTAATATCCGCTGCGTCGAATGCGCTTTAACGCAAACGGATCCCGCAAGCTTGGAGATCTCTCAAAAAGAGCTAGATAGAGCCGAAAATATCAAAGAGATTTTATCGGGCGGCCCCCTTAATCAAAATAAAATTTATAAGGCGCTTGGCGTCTCAAAAGGCGACCGCGCGACCCAAAGAACGCTGGAGAGGTTTTGCGGCATATACTGGGATAAATTTAGCGGCGCGGGCAATAGCGTGAACTATAATCTGATATAATAAGGAGAAACGATGAAAGGCTTTAGGATGGATAATTTAAAACATTTCGATATATGTATAGGGCTTATACTGGCGCATTTGGTAAAAAATTTTCCGACTAAAATCATATTGAGAGTAGACGAAATACTAGCCCTCAAGGATAAATCATTTGAGAACGTAGACGCCGAGTTCGTTTGCGAGTGCATAGAGTTCTTATACGATGAGGGCTTTATAGTTTATCACGAAAAACACGAGGCAAACGGCGGCTTATATTCTTTTGCTAGACTAAGCCTAAAGGGACTTGCGGCCTTAAAGGCCGAACCTAAAACGCTAAAAGACGGCGAAAGCATAGGCGACAAGCTTAAAGAGGGCCTTACTAGCATGAGTTTTGATGCGCTCGGCGACATCGCTTCGGGTCTTTTGGTAAATTGGGTCACTAAAGGGCTCATGTAAAAAATAAACCAAAATGCGAACACTTGTTTTAAAAGCTCGAAATAAAGGGCTTTTGAAGCGGCGCAGGTGTTCGCAATCTTAAAATTTAACCTGCGAACACCTACCTTTGAAACTCTTTTATAATCTCCTCTTTCAGATAATCATTGATGTCTTTTGCGAGCCTAGGCTCTAAATTTCCGCCGCCGTCCACGGGTAAAAAAGGACGAGCCGGGATATGGACGTTTCTATGCCTGCCGGCTCTGGCGGTGCCGAATTGATGCGTAAGCCCGTAAGCAAATCCGCCGCTTGAGCTATTGTTTGAGACCGTAACGCTCTTTGCGCTAGCTCTTACGACCCAATGCCCGGCAAGCGCTCCAGAAAGCACTAAAATTTTCCTGCTGCCGCCCGCGCCGAATACGCTTAAAAAAGATTTCTTTTGCTTTTTTCCGTTTTTATAGTAGGCGTTTTGCCTGCCTCGTTTGACGTTTTTTACCCCGCCGCCCCCGAAATTCGCAAAGGCCGTAACCGACGATAACGG